TCATCTTCCAAGAGGTCTACGGCAGAAAAAGTTAAATTAAAAACGTTTCGCTTTCCCAAGTAGTAGTCTAAACAGGTATAATCAAAGTTATTAATACCCAGTAATCCAATGTTATTTACCATGCACCTGTGTTTTAGAGAATGCGCAGTGTCCGATTCTATGTATATATCTTCAGGTTCCACCTCGTATAAATCTGAATTGTTTTCTCCATATAAATCAGGGTATTTATTGTTTTTTGTACGGTAATAATTTAAAAATTCATAGCACCTTTCAGCTGCAGATAGTTTCGTAAAAGCGTAAAGATAGTGCTTGTCTTCTAAAATACTGGAATAATACTTGTCATCTGTGATGCTGGGGTTTCCTATTTTCCACCAATTTTTTTGGGGGTGTAAGAATTCTTTTTTCTTAATAACATTTACTATATTGAGTTCTTTATGGTTTTTTACGTGTGTCTTAAAATTATTTGGTGGGTATATCATTTTACATTTTATAACATTTTTTTCTTTAAAATAAAATAAAGTTAAAAAGAAATGGAGACGCGTTCGCAGATAGACTATTCCAAAAATGGAATGCAAACAAGGGTATGGGGACCGGCTGGATGGATTTTTTTACATTGTATAGCCCAAAATTATCCACAAGAACCCACACGACAACAACGAGACGATTACCGCGAGTTTTTTAGACTTGCCGGAATGGTTTTACCTTGTAGATATTGCCGCGAAAGTTACCAACTCTTTATAAATGAACCAGGTACTGTTCTAGACGACAAGGTTATGCGGAATCGGACAACCTTCACAAAGTGGCTGTACGATATTCATAATAAAATAAATAAAAAATTAGGAATAAAATCATGTATCTCCTTTAGACAAGTAACCGAGAAATATGAATCATTTAGAAGCAAATGTACAAAGAGTTTACCAGTAGTCCCGAAGGGTTGTACTGGTCCTGCCCGTGAAGGTGGTTTGCGTAAAAGGTGCGAAATCAAAATCGTAGACGTCGATGAAAACGGAAATCGTGTTAGTTTTGGTAAACAAAAAGGAAAATCCGGTAAACAAAGCGGTAAAGGCGGTAAAAGAAACATTAAATTAATTTCGGTAAAAAAGTCTACCAAGCAGGGTAAAAAATTTACTGCAACGTTTGATACCGGCTCAAGAAAAAAAGTTATACACTTTGGTGCAGCTGGAATGAGCGACTATACGAAACATAAAGATAGAGAGCGCAGAAAGCGCTATATAAAGAGACACTCAAAGGACCTTAGGACAGGTAATCCAATGCGTGCCGGGTATCTCAGTATGTTTATTTTATGGAATAAATCAAGTGTCGCAGCAGGTGTAGCCGATTACCGCCGCAGACTTAATGCTTACAATAAAACAGGTAAATTCCCCTCAAAAATAAATTAATCATCGTAATCGTCTTCTCCTCCACCTGCATCGTCGTAGTCATCGTAGTTTTCCTCTTCGTAGACTTCTTCAATTTCTTCAGCCAATTCTTCAACATCCTCGTAGTCTGATAAATCCCTGGAGGTTTCGGTCTCGTTGTCTGATTGTTCGTTAACTTCAGAACACTCCGATTCATCGTCCGATACAACTATAAAATTGTTATTCAATTTAACCGGTTTAGACGGCTTAACTACCTTGGGGGTTTTGCGGCGTGCAACAATCTTTCTCTCAAGGTAAGGGCTCTCGACAAACACAACCGGCTCGTGGTGTTCGGGTTCTATAAAAGTAGTACGGTCAATTATCTTTTCGGAAAAAATACGGTCGCGGTAGTCTTCTAGTGTTTCGTATCCTACTATGGGCATAAAATGACTATAACTGGGTGAATAATATGTCTTTCGGGGTTCCTTTTTGAGATTATTTTTAACAAGTATATTTATTTCGTCGAGTGTTGATGTATGATTTGAAATAGTAACAAATTGGAATAGAAGTCTTAATTTTTCTTCTAAAACCTTGTTATAATCAGTTTGCGCACTCGCTCTTTTTATAAGTGTTTTTTTAATTTGTTCAAAAATAGGCCTTTCTCCATAATACGCACATAGTAAATCGCAAGGCTGGCGTTTACATTTTGTCCATTTTCTTGTTTTTAGGTCATATTCTTCTGGGGGTGTGTTACATTTAAGTATAAATTCATTTTTTGAGGTGTTATGATATTTAAAAGGAGTTTTTCCACACTTACATTCTTCAATTTCGAAAAAATCCTTTTTTGTTAAAGGTACGGGTCGTCTGTTCTCTTTTAAACAGTGCGTCATTCTTTTACCTTTAAATAATTTCTTTTTTTAAGTAAATACATTTTTGTAAAAAAAGTAATTTCATTTAAATCTAAATAGTTCAAACTCATTTACGGTCGGGTCCTGGTAATTTTCAATTAATCGCGATTTGAATGTTTTATAATGGTAAATAGTCATTAACATCGCATCGGCTATATCGTGTCGCCTGATATTTCCAGTAAATGTTGTAAAATTGAGTAAATACCTAGAGCTTAATTGTTCGGAAAGTTGTTTACGCGCGTTATACTCGCCACCAGGTAACTTGAAATATTTATGGATACTATTGGGACTTATCAACTCAACTTTGTCTCTAAATAATTTAAAAAGTAAATCCTGAACATTTGTTATTCCAACTGGCGGCTGGCGCTCTAGTAAAAGGACATCGCATTCCTCGAAGTAACTGGTTTCCTGGATAAAATGGTCAAGATAGTCTGGAATGCACCTGTCGTGGTGTAATTTGCAAACACAAAGGGGTACTTTACGGTGCTTTACTTTAGTAATATCGACGCGATCGCAATCTATTATGGTGATGTCCTTATGACTGTTTTCCATAAGCGTAGTGTAGTCACTGTTGTAAACAGTTGCTTTGTATTTACTTCCAAATCGGGTATCTATATTAAATTGTGAATATACATATCCTAAATTTGTTATTCCAATATCTATGGATAATACTTTGAGGGTCTCCATAAAAAACTTACTTTAATTAAATTAAGTTATTATTTTTATATCGTATTTAACCTTTTGTTATTTCCCATAAAGCAATTGAGGCAGCCATTGCAACATTCATACTTCTTAGTACACTCCGCTGCGGTATACTTACCGATAAAGTCTGGTTTATCTTTTTTTTAACTGTTTTAATAATGTGCTGGGGGATACCTAGTGATTCATTTCCAAGAATAAGTAATGGATTTTCTACGCAGCGCCAGTTAGTTTGTTGAATGTCTGTTTCACCTTGCTCTAAAAATACCGGAGTGTAGTCTTTAACGAGGTCTATAAAGGCGTCTGTATTGTACTCAACGGTTTCTTTAAAAACACCTGGTGATATTGTATCAATGGTTACTCGCAAAGGTTCTGGAGAGTGTATTATCTCGATATAATTATGTGAACCAACTGTAAATCTACGGTCATATCCTTTTCTACCGCAAATAATAACCCGTTTACAACCCATTATACAGGCCTGGCGGATTATCATACCAACATTTCCATCTGTTCTAACGTTAAAAAGAAGAATACTAACATTATTTGTTAAAGACATTTGTATGGATTTTAATTGTGTAACTGGTAAATCTTGGTACTCCGAACGAACATTTAATGGACGTGTATCCATTGTTTACTTAAAATAATTTATCATTTCTTAAATTGGTTAAAATTTTATGTAAATAGCCCACGTTTACTTTTGACTGGTAGCTTTCCTAATAATATTTGTTTACGGTATTCGGCATTCTGTTTGAGTTCAGTTGTAGGAGCCCGTCCAACTGTACCGTAGGGGTTAAATTTATAAGGTGTGCGTTCAAGTACGCCTCTATCATTGTACCGGTACACAATCAGGTTGTCTGTAGCGTATTCAAATAACGCGATTAATTCATTTTTTATAGCATTAACGTCGTATCCTTTGTTAAATTGGGGTTTCGTTACCCAAAAAACAAATTTAAAAGTTTTCACATTTTTTATCCCGTAATGGAATTCAATGCCGTTATATCCATCTGGCTTAAATGTTACGTGTGGTAGCGCTGTGCCTTTATCGTCAATTACACTTAAATGTAAATCTGGTTTTCTGCCTTGATTAAACACACCGTAACGCGTAAATTCATAAAAAAACCCTGATTTACCTATTCTATATTTTTTTAGTAAATTTGTACCAGTGTAATCGAATGTATCGTTGACACTTCCAAAACTCGAGAATCTGTTTTTTCCGGCGTTTATGGAGTTAAGGTATTGAATTTCCTTTTCCACCCTTTTTAAAACCAAACGCATTTATTTTACCCAGTTATTAAAATTTAATTTTAATTAAACGTTAATAATTTTGTCCGTTAAAGTTAAACAAATGCCGTATTGTAAAAATGGGCGGAAGAGTAAAGTTGTAAATAAAAGTCTCTATACTCGTTTAAAAGCCGTTGTAAAACGACGTGCCAAAGTGTGGCCGAGTGCCTATGCTTCTGGTCAACTAGTAAGAATGTATAAAAGTAAAGGCGGTAAGTATACTTGTAACCGCAACCGTTTTGGCAGCCTTGACCGTTGGTTTAAGGAAAAATGGGTAAATGTGTGCAAGCCCCTAGGAAATGGAAAATACCAAACGTGCGGTAGGAAAAAAAGTTCATGGAAAAATTATCCATACTGCCGGCCACTCCACCGTATAAATAAAAATACACCAGTTACAGTCCGTGAAATGAGTAAAGATAAAATTAAGAAAATGTGTAGCCGTAAACGCAAAAATCCACGTAAAAAAGTTTTCCAACGAAATAAAAATAACTTCGGTAATTACGAAATGAATCGCCAGGAGCAACAGACCTGTGGTTTTGGCCGTCGTTCTAGATTTGGTAACAACCTGGGACCAACCAATTCCAATTTAGACACCTTTTACAAGAACGGTACTGCAAATAGTCTAATGCCACGAACAAATTGTCTATCGGATTATTACGGCAAACCTGTATCGCGTTTTGGAAAGAAACGGGTAAATTTTATTCAACGCGCCAATGCTGCCAGTAGACGCAAAGGAACTGTAGGAAGTTTTAACAGGTGGTGCCGCAGACATGGATATCCCAAGGTTACAACGGCTTGTATTAACAAGGCCAAAAAGAACAAGAGTCTAAAGATACGTCGCCGCGCTATATTTGCTCAAAACATCCGTTCATCAAAACGCAGTTATAGTTTCGGAAGTAAGATAGATACTTACAGAAGCCTCTCACTCCGCGATTTACAAGATGAGCTCGAGGTAGCAGAAGAAGAATACCAACGTAAATTAGCAATGAGGGGACGAGACCAGACAACGCTTGATTTACTTGCACGAGAATATAAAGAAAATACACTAGACCTTTTGTTACAGGTCATAAAAGAAAAGACTATACCACGGTTAGCTAATAGAGAACGCGGGTTAAATACAACTTCCATTAGCGAGCGGGCTCGTATAAGACAACGTGAAATGGACCTTGAGAGAGAACAAGTGTATAGGCGTGAATCACAACAACTTGCTAAAATGCGAGAATGTAAAGCCAACTGTAATGTAATGTTTGGAAAACGTAAAAAGGTAAAAGGTAACGTAACGAGTCGTTTAACTAGTGATATAAAATACCTGCGTTCTTTAAGATAAAAATACCGGCAATATAAAATACATTTCCTGGATATTTACTGCATTATTGGAAAAGACAAGACTGATAAATTCCTGCGTCCTTTTGTCACCAAATGATTTCATAATTAAACCGGTATCACTGGAGTGTAAAACAATACAATGGTTTTCAACAAGATATCCATTGGCCAACGCTTTGTCATTTTCAGGGTCAATTAAACAATAATTAAAGGAGTATTTACCAACTCCATACCCGCGATTAATTAAAATTACTTTATCAGTAGACCCCGTCCGATTGATATAGTTCTTTTTTGATACATCAGTGTACTTTTGTATCACTAACCGGTTGTTTTTTATATCACCGTTGTATATTAAAACAGGTTTTGTGGCGTCATTTGTGAGTTCTCGTTTACATTCATTCCATATAACGGTACCGATACTAAGTTTACAGCCAAGCTTTGATAAAGTTGTTGTACCTTTCAATAAACGTTGTATTTTGACGTTGTCACTTTGAGGTTTAAATAAAACGATTTCACCTAACCTCAACACAAAATGGTCGTGCTTTTTGGGTGATTTCTGTACAATAAACACACAGATTTCTTGCGCCGTTTCTAAAAACTGTTCGCTCGTAATGGATATATCCATAATGTTAAACTCGGCCAGGTATTTTCTCAAAGGGTTGTAATAAATACAGTTTAAAAAATTTGTTGGCAATACAAATGCCAAAATACCTTTTTCATTTAACAACTCAAACGATTTTATTATAAACAAGATGTATATATTGGGCCTACCCTCAAAATACTTGTAATACCGCGAGTTTACCTCCCCTTTAGGCATAACAAAATATGGAGGATTGCCTACTATTAAATCAAACTGTTTATCGAAACTATGTTCTAGAAAATCGCCTTGTAAAACATATGGATATTTTTCTTTTACTGTTTTGTAAACGACCGGGTTTTTTTCAATTGCCGTTAAATTTCCATTAAAATATTCTAAAAACTCACCTGAACCACAACTTGGTTCCAGTACCGTAGCCTTACCGTCCAGGGATACCCTTTCCGATACAAAATCGTAAATGTACTTAACTATAGCGGGTGGTGTAAAATAGATACCTTCGGCTTTTTTAGTTGTCTTTAATAGTTCTCGGGTTAGCCGAATGGATACTTCGCTAAAACCCTCCATGTTTAATAATTTGGACGTTTCAATGTTTAAATTAATTTACCCGGTTAAATTATATGAGTGCCGTAGCTGTTTTTACAGGTCCAGTTTCCGGGACTGTCTATTTTATACAACGCGGATTGCTTATTGATATAGTTTTAGATTTACACGGGTTGACACCAAATGGATACCACGGGTTCCACGTCCATACATACGGTGACCTTACGGACGGTTGCAACAGCGCATGCGCCCATTTTAACCCATTTGGTAACACACACGGCTGCCCGGGTATGGAGAACCGCCACGTAGGAGACTTGGGAAATGTCCAGGCAGACCTTTACGGCAATGCTGTTTACCGAATGACAGACAACGTAATCTCATTAACACCAGGTGACCCCAGGTGCATTATCGGCCGAATGTTAATTATACACCAGGACCCCGATGATTGCGGTATGGGACTAGGAGACCGTCGCACCGAGAGCCTAAAAACGGGTAACGCAGGTAAACGGATTGGCTGCGCGGTTATTGGTTATGCTAAAAATTGTTAAAAATAAAATAACGGTAGTTAACAACGATTGGTTTATTTAAATGAAAAATACATTCGGAGGTTTGGCTGTTTCAAAAATGGTAAAAACTCTACCCAAGCAATACGTTCTAGAAAGACACGGTCGTTACTATGTATACAGTGAAAAGGATAAAATAATGAGTGACCCTTATACATCTATTTATTTCGGAAAAATGTTAGACTACACCGGCAATCCCCTTGACGAAGTTGTTGTTAAAATAGTAAGTATGAAAAGTCTTGATGAGGTAAACCAAGTATACAATGAAAGTTCTATGTTAAATATTATAAGCGATTCGCGAGCCAGCAAATATATCCCGGTTAAATATGAGTATTTACCAGCACTATACGATAAATATTACGTATTAATCATGCAGCGCGTTGGCCCATCAATTGAACGGTTAAGTAAAAATAAACTTTTTAGTGCCCAGACTTGTTTGGCTATATTGTACCAGGCAATAGAGGCACTAGAGGCTCTCCACGAACAAAATATTGTACATAGCGATATAAAACCTGGTAATATGTGTATTGGATTACGTGACCCCCAAAATCTCAAACTTATAGATTTAGGTATTTCATCAAGGTATTCAACTGGAAAAGAAGCGTGGCCGCGACTAGAAAACCGCATAAATGGAACCCCCTATTACGTAAGTCCTGAAATATGGTTCGGTAAGGACTTTGCACCAGTAAGTAGAAAACACGACCTTCAAAGTATGTTGTATACGGTCCTTGAATTATACAACGGTCGGTTACCTTGGCGAGATATAAGACTCCAGGATGTTAAATGGGAGCAAGTACCAGCATTACGAAAACAAATAGCAGATTATAAAGAAACTGCTGTTGTCGCGGAAATTGATAAAATCCAGGACCCATACCTTGTAAATATACTTATTAATTATTACCGGAGTGTATGGAGTCTCGGTGCCAGAGAGACTCCGAAATACAAAAAGCTAATGAACGGTATAAGACGATATCCGGGTTTTACTAGAGACATTGATATAATTACAAGAACCCAGTCTTTTGGAAAAAAGAAGAAAAATAAAATAAAGACTAAGATAAATTAGATGTTGAGTCTCATGGATTTTAAAAGTATGGATACTGTTTTATTAAAAAAATTGTGTAAAATGGCTGGGATAAAAAAATATTCCAGATTAAAAAAGCGGGAATTATTTGACCAGTACAACACATTCTTGGCAACGAAGATAATCGCGCGTTCTTTTAGAAACTACTTTTACCGGGATGCAACTGACCATATAACACTTGAACCCGTCTCGTTTCCATGTTTTGTGTATAAAACAAAATCGGGCAAAC